CCACTTATTAATCTTCGACTCAAACCGGCCAATGCTGAATGTTTGTAAGTTGAAATTACCTGCCTGGGTAATTGCCCACCCGTAAGGAGAGGCATGCTGCTGTGACATTTTCGCCTTTGAGGTGTACCGACTGCCGGTAGTTGCCTTGTAGTACGAGATAAGGAAATTCAATGCCGGGTTCCCGGTAAGGTTTCCAGCCGCGTCAAACCCTTTCGCCAGGTTCTCATTTAAAAGACGGATCTTTGCCTTCATGAACCTTGGCACAACCTCATCGGGGAGCGCCATCAGTGCATCCAATTGCTCCTTGCTCATGTACCTGCCGCTATAGGAAACCTCTCCCTCCGCATTCTCTTTCCTAATCAGCCCTTCCCCGGCATGCTCTGCCCTGGCAACTGAATCCAGTGCCTTAAAGATTGCTTCATTGACAACCAGGTCACGCTCCACTCTCTGCTTGCGCGTGAGCAGGACAGGCATGCCCGCCATATATTTCACATTCCCTTCGTCATCTAGCTGGAACATGCCACTGTTCTTGAATTGCTCAACAATGGTTGGATCCTTCTGGGCTAGTACCTCTTTTGCGGTGACTACTGCCCCGTCATCAATTGACTTGTCAGAAACTCCCAGCCTTTTAAGTTGCCTATCCTTTGCCAGGACATACTGTGCCAGCAGGTTGTCAATCTCCGGGGCATTCATTAACCCCTCGGCGCCCCTTATCTCCACACTCCCGTCCCTGTTAACCCTGTAACTCTTTGCAGTCCTCGGATCCTTGAAGATTGATGAGGTTGGGTTGCCTGCGGCATCAAATTTAATTCCAAGATACTCAAACGCCTCACGCATCCTGCCTAACAATGCAGTTTGGTACTTGGTCAACTCCATGCCGAAAACCTTGGCGAGCAGTGAGGGTTCGCCTTCCTGATCCAGCCCCGCCCTGCGCAGCACTTTTCTGGCGTGGGCAACCACATCTCCCTTACCGGCCTCGGCAAAGTTGCCGAAATGTTCCGAGAGCATTTCAGCCATGATAAGGGTGCGGCGTTCCTGCATGGGCCTATTCTCCTGGTCCGCCCGGCCAACAGGGTTATCACTGAAAAGCCTATCAAGGTAGTTTGCCTCAAGATACCTGAACTGCCGTTCACTGAACATGCCAGGGATGGCATCGGAACCGTCTGCTGCCTTAATCCCGAACAGTTTCCCCTCGATCTCTGCCCTCGCCATCATTAGCGGGTCATCCTCACCCCTGCCTGTTGTCCATTCAGGGTGAAATAATTCATGCGCTAGGGTGCGCAGAGGGTTCTCAGCATGGCTCATGTTGACTACTACCAGAGGCTTACCGTCTACGTTCGGGTGGTAAACTCCCTCCTTGCCTTCCCACTGGAAACCCATCGGCTCATAGGTTGCCTTGATCTGGTCATCAAACATGTAGCGGATATTAAGGTCACCCTCGCCTTGCCGTGTGAGTCCCATGCCATAGGCATCCATTAGCGCCATGCCGTACAACATGCTGTCATCAATCCCGCCTTCTCTTGGAACCCATTCCTTTGCCTTTGAATCCCACTTTGTGGATAACCTCGCCTGTACAGCTTCCTTATCTGATTCACGTAGCTTGCCTAGAAAGTTTGCTATTAAATCCTGCTCCGGTATCCCAAGAAAACTTTCCGCCTCCTTGATGACGATATTACCGTCTTGGTCCTTGCTCCTGAATTGAACTCGGTTATTGCCAGATGCCAGCTTTGAGATCGCGTAACCTTGGCCCATTCCTATTGGGCCGCCCAGCACGCCTATGCCCATGCCTGCGGCAGCGCCTTCCTCGCCAGCGACCAGGTAGCCCATGCCGGCGCCAAAGGCTGAACCCTTTGCCATGGCGTTGGAGATTTCCCCTGAAAGCCTGACTGCCCCATTTACCAATGGAGTGCTGTCGAGCAACCTCAACATCTTCTGGGTTTTCTCGGAGTATTCGCCCGCGGCAAAGGTGGTGCCCAGTGCCAGTTTACCGATCTCCGCACCCTTAACCCCGGCAGTTACAGTTTCACCTGCAACACGGGTAGCGGCACCTGCCTTCGCGATTGCCTTTGGAAGCACCTTTGCCGAACCAACACCTGCGAAACCGGCAACGAGAAGGTCAATTAAATCCTCACCTTGGTACTGGTATACCCCATAACCAAGTCCCGCACCGCCCAATGTTTTTAACGCCCACCCCTCCCCAACATAAGCACCCAGGCGTTCGCCACCTTTTCCAATCTTTGTTGCCGTCCTACCCGCCAGACCCGCAGTGGTGGTTGTTGGTTTTGAGAACATTGTGCCAAGTGCCTCGGCAGCCCGTGAGGCGCCCGGCACCTTGCCAGCAGTTTCCTTAACCGACTTGAGTGCTTGAAGCACCCTTCCAGGTTTGCCCCCTGAACTGAGTATCTTTTGCACTTTCCCTAATTGACCACCAGGCACCAACCATACCGGGTCCATTACTAGCGACCAGGAATCCGCCCACTGCGGATTGATTACCTGATCCGCATTCCCGGCCAACGCCTTGGCGCCCTTCTTGAAATCACTTGAACCGTCACCGGCCAAACTCCTGAAAAAGTCACCCAGGTAGCTTTGGGGTTTTACAACCTCCTCGGCACCTGGCGTGCCGTGGGGAACAATCTCACCATCCTTCTTGTAGACTCCGTATGCGTTATGAAATTTGTTGGTGAGTTCCAGATAGTTGGCGTAATCGGCCTCATCCTCTTCCTCTTCAGTCCTGAATGGTTTTGCTCCAAACCTTCCAACTCCCTTTAGTATATCCCCCCACCCATCAACTGCCTTTAACGCTGACTCAATAACATTAGGCGGGATTGCTGACAGATCATCTCCTGCCGCCTGCCCGAACCCGGTTGCCAAGTGCTTGAATGCCTCTTTCGCAATATCCCCCCACGCCTTTGCTGCCTCCCGGTTTTCCTTCCAGCCTTCAAAGGTGAAAACCTGGCGACCATGCTCATCGTGCAGGAACATGTTGTCACCTGACTTGGTAATTAAAACAGGAGCAGGCATTCTGGATCGAGCGGCCTCAAGCCTGTCTACCCCGCCTCCCGCTGGAGTTGTTTGCCTACCCAGAAACTGCTCGGCAAAATAAAACTTCTCGCTCATTTCAGGTATCCGAGTTTATCCATTAACTCCTCGAAATCATCCCAGGACATCAACTCATCCTTGCCGTCCCTGGTGATCATTACGCCTGACTCATCTGTTGCGCCGATGCGAATCATCCCATCGCCGGTGTCCAGTTCGCTGGCACCGATCTTGTCAATGATTGGCTTGAGGCTGAGTCGCTGGCGGCGTTTCCTGAATGCCTCTTTCCTGCTCATTGTTTTCTCCCCAGGTAGCCCTGGGATTGGTTCCGTTGGCAAGTCAGGCGCCCCTTGATTAGGTGGACCCTCACCACCAGGCTCCGGTGCCGGAGGTAATTCGCCAGGTTCCGCCGGGGGCAATGTATCCTCAGTGGGTGTTGCTGGCACCGGTTCTCCTGTGGCACTTGGCGGCACGGCATCAAGATCCTTCAACGCTTTCTCCAGGTCTGGGGTCCACTTGCTTGGTGGTTGGACACTGGGAGCCGGCTTAACTGAGTCGGCTGGAATAAAATAAGGTTCCCCTCCATCAACTGGTCTAACCTCAAGCATACGCGGGGACTGGGGCGGAACCTTCTTTGTTCTCGGATATGGTTCCGCCTCAATCGCGGGCGGCGACTCAGGGGCGGGGGCAGACGGTGCCATAATCTCAGGGTGAACGAATGGTCTTAATGTTCCAAGACCCTCCTTGTTCCTCTGGCTCTCGTCGGACCAATCATGGTCAAAGATAGGAAAACCTGAAGCATGCAAGTCTTTGGCGTAATTAAGGACATCCTCCCTTGTTCCCACACTTAACCTCTGCGGTACGCCATTGATAACAACATCCTTTGGCCTCAAATCGTTCGTGTGCATGGCATTCATCATAACCCGATCCTGTGCCATTTTATGCGCCTCTGGGCCAGAGAAGTTTGTTTGCTTGATAGACTTAATCGCATCAGGCGCCATCAGTGTGCGCCCAGGTCTTTGATCGGGCCTTTGGCTTCGCACCGCTGAAGTCTGAAGGCTGGAAGGGATTGCCTCCCCTGTTACATCTGAATATTGCCCAACATATCCTGAAACATTTTTGCGATTAGATACAGCGCCATCCAGTTGCCGCCTAATTGATGTGTCAACCAGTTCCTTGGTCTTCTTAATAAGGACCGCATTCACTGCCTCAACCTGCCCAGTGGATGCCACTGTAGCCTTATAGAGGCGAATATCTGCGTCAGTCAGCACACCTACTTCACCGTAAATGCCCCTGGCGAGGCCAGGGATCAGCGCATTCAGGGCGCCCTCAAAGATTGCCTTATTCCTGCCCTCCTCGGTGTCCATTAACTTTTGGACACCTTTCAGCTTGTCTTGAACCGGGCCGGTCTTGATTTGCTTCAGCAGGTGGTCAATGTCATTAAGTTGTTCCCGTGTCGTTAGCGCCTTATTGATTGAATTAGATTCAGTCTGAGATAAGGAATTAGTGTAAATCCCGCTCGCTAATAACCTTGATATACCAGTATACTTCTTGGCCTGTAGGCCGGTTTCAATCTCGGATCGCCTGCTCATTACCTGCCGTAAAACGCTACCCTGGTAGATGGTCTTGTAGTCCGATACCGCTGTTCCACTCAGCGCAAGTCGATCAACCCGCCGTCTGGCTCCCTCACTGCCAACACTGTCAGGATTTTCCCTCAACCATTTTGCAGTATCAGCGAGCATTTGATTTTTAAGTTTAAGTTGTTCCTTTGCTGTCCACACTTCAAGCTCACGATCCCTAATACCTTGATCCTTCATCAGCTTGCCATTCTCGATGTGTCTGAGGTGTGCCAGTTTATCGTCAAGGGAGAAGAGCCCGTCATCGTTCACATCCCAATCAGTGGGAACCTCCAGGCCGGCAGAAATGTACAACGGTCCGAGTTTGGCTCGGTTGAGAATATCTTGGGCCGCCACCTGGGTGGCGGGGTCAAGCGGGTCACCTTCAAGAGTTGGCTCAATCTTGATAGCCGCAAGATATATATCATGCTTGTTCTCTGATCTTTGGTTCTCCGCTTCAATCTTGATCAGATCGGCCTTGGCGCTCTGTTCCGCCCGCTTCTTTACAACCATCGTTGAAGTCTCCGCAAGGTAGTCTTCTTTCCATGTTTCATACTGCCGCCATACTTCAGGGTCTTTCCTTATTGTTTCTTCAGCTTTATCTTTGGTCAGTTGCCATGTTTCCCACTTGGCTTGTGGGGTTTTCGCAGCATTGAGGCCAGTGAATAGGGTTGTCATGGCGACATTTGCACTCTTGTGCCGCTCGTCCTGCTTTCTCTTGTTGGCAAGCGTGAAATCTAATTGACGCATCTGCAAATCAAGATATTTTGACCGCTGCTTCGCCGCATCCTCACTTATCCGCATCTGGCGGGCTTGCAATGCCATCTGGGCAACAGATTGTGCCTGATTGAATCCGCGACTGTATACGTTCGAACCCGTCTCGAACCCCATTAAGAATGAACTTTTTCTTGGCATTACCTATTCTCCTTTAATCGTGCAACGGGTGCCTACCCCTTCCCCCCCCTGGGTTAATTTGATTCATCATTACCTTCATCGCCAGACCACCGGCCCATCCACCCACTGCTTGGCCGGCAATCCCGGCAACCATGCCTAGACCTTCCATCCAGGGGTTGCTCTGGTTCGCCATGCCCTGCACATAGGTGCTGTAGCCCTGCATTGCATGCTGCGCAGATTGTGCCCCGGCATTCGGGTTAATTCCCAACCCCGGATTCATCTGCATGGGTGCAAAGTTTGCTGCACCTTGCTGGGCGCCACCAATGGCGCCGTATTGAGCCGTAATTGGCGTTCCTAGCGCATAAGCCTGAGCCTGGGACATTCTCTGCGTCAGTAACCTTTGACCCATGTCAAACTTCGCCAGCGCCTCCTGTCCTATGTTGGCGGCACCATAAACATTGCCGCGGGCGGACTGCGCACCTCGCACACTTTGCTCGGCCTGCCTGCTTGCTGCCTCACCCAGTTCGCGCCCGGATGAGAGTTCCTCAAGGGTAGTCTGTGCCAACTTCTGCCGAACTTCCCACCCTACCGGATCCGCTTCCTTAATCCGCTGCAACTGCTCCAGGTTCATATCCGAACCGTAGCGTTGCTGGATGTCCAGGCTCATGGCAGCCAGGGCATCGGATGATGCCTTCATGCCCTCAATATCAATATCCTGCTGCTGGAGCGCACCGACCCCCCTAAAGTCATAAGGGATAACCTCATCCCCAACCTGCACGGTCCCCCGTGTGCCGGCCTTGGCTGCCGCTTCAATTATCTTGCGTGCCGGGAGAGTTTCCAGGTCAGCGATAATCCCCTCGCGATTCGCCTTGGCGTAGTCAGGTGGCGGGGGAGGTGTTCCCTTGTTCACTGCATCCCTGGCTGCCCACCAATGGTTTGAATAGGCGTCAACAATCTGCCGGGCCGCCTCCTTGCATTGTCTCATCAATTCATTCATTTAATGCCTTATCATATAACTGTTTCATTTCCTCGCGGCTAACCCTCCTCACATCCCGCACCTCAAGTTCTTCCCCGTACAAGTCTCCCTCCCACTCGGCAATATAAACCTCGCAGATGCCCGGTTGGTGCGGAAGCACCCAACAGGCGCATGGGCCAAGCTCGCGCCCGTTATGCCAGGCAACGCCAAACCAGACGCCCACCGGAAGACCCGGTGCCAGCATCTCAATGTTTGCTGTTGGAACCTTGTGTTCAAATCCTTGTCCGCCCTTTACCGTTCCGCGCACCATAGCTTTTCAAAAACCTCATGCCTGAACCTCTTCTTCTTGCCGTGCCTCAGTGCAAACAACTTTAGATCCCTCCATCCCTTACAACGGTTATTGAGTTCATCGACGCACGATGCCATTCCCCCTCTCGTCTTCGCCACAAAGTCCGACACATAGACTGAGTCTCCCTTTTCGTCCCAGGGAACCCAGTGTTTATCGAGATCATCTTCAGACATCTGCGTCCCAACCGCAAGCGCGACCACGTTGCCCTCTTCCTCGACGAGGACCAGACTTCCATTTTGGTGGTGCCACTGGAGGTAAATCGCCAGGATAGAATCCGGCCATCCCCCGAAACACAACCCCCGTTGATCTGTTTCGCGAATGAAGCTAATGATCTCAGGTATTGGATGATTTCCTTCACTCATGCTTCCTGGTTAAAAGTGTTAATGTAGGCGCTCGCCTTTACGCTGCGCAGGTGCATTTTACTGCCAAAGGATTTAACCCTGAATTGAACCTCCCTGGCCGGCCCACCCTGAATCATGTTGAAAGTGTTCTTTAGCGGCACAGTCTTGGGGAAGGTTACCGGGAGAACAAACGGGAGGGTCACGATCCCGGTTTGCGTATCAATGTGAGTCTGGTTGATTGTCACATCCTCCCCCTCATCCAGCACTGAGCGAATCTGCACCTGCTGTGCCAGGGCCGGCTTCATCTCAACCTCGACATGGTTTGGGAGGATCTCGCTAAACTGCTCGCCAAATGTCATGGACCGGGTAAGTAAGTCCGACTCGTAATCCACCCCGTCATCCTGAAAAGTTGCGTTCGTCTCGTTGTCTGGCTGAACATAGTCCTGGAGGAATAGCACTTTCCCGTCCTCAGTTGATAAGGCTAACTTGAGGTCGCCGGTAAATGCGCTACTGGCAAATTGCGTAACGCTCAATGTCCAGACCCCCACAAACGCCTTGGCAACAGTATTGTAAACAATCAGCTTGTTGTTCTCCTGGCTGGATAGGGTGGGCACTGCAAGCAGGTAATGATTCCTCCAGAACGCAGCGCATGCCTGTTCCCTGGCGGCATTCCAGTTGATCGTATCGATCACGTCCTGGATCCCTACACTGATCGGCTCACTCACCGCAGTGGAGGCGCCTTCCAGGATTGATCGCACAGTCCTTATCCCGTCCGGGGCAAGGAAGAAAATATCCTGACCAACCTGGGCAATGGACCGGTTTGATACACAACCCACATTGGTATCGATATTATTTACCGTCCACCCGCTCGCAGTTGATGCTGCCGGGTCAGTGGTTACGGCAAAACAGGAACGCTCCTTGAACACTACCAGGGTCTGTCCCATCCATGGGGCTATCCCGGTTATTGGATCCCCTGAGTCACCGCCGATCCTGATTTGGAAATTCACAATATCCCAGGTAGATCCATCAAGCAAATCGCTCGCGAACAACGCATCCGGGGTGCTTGTGCCTGCGGCAAAAAGCCGGTTGGTGTGTGCCGTCAGGTACTTGCAGATTGGCGGGTTGTCTGTGCCTGTGCCTTCGTCAGTGAATGAAGTCCCGTCAAATGAGCGGACGTTATTGGTGCCGTCTGTCAGGTAAAGTTTGTCCACCAGTTGAGTCATCTCAACATTGGCGCCACTTGCCGGGGTGTACCCTGTCACCTCCGACCATGAACCATTCGGGTTCTTGTAAATCTTCTGCTCGTTGACTGCCACAAGTTGCTCCAGACTCGGAGTGTCAAAGTATGCCAACCCATCAATCTTGGTGGTGGGGTTGCCCTCCCATAGATCATCAAAACTTTCCCAGTTGGTGGCAGCGTCCTCCCATAAAACATCCAGAAGACCCCCCAGTTCACGCTTGGTGCCGTGACGTGTGACCACCCCGCCGAAACGATCTATGTCAACATTTGTGCCCTCGGAGTATTGTACCTGGCTTAACAGGTTGCCTCGGACATTGGACACTTGACCTCCCACAAATGACAGGCAGGCATCAACTGCAAGTTGATCGTCAAGTCCAT